AACGGAGATTATCCTTGCGCTGGCTAATATCTTTATGGTTCCATTTGCATTGAGCATGGAGATTGGCACTGGTTTGTTTCTTTCTTTGATACCTGCTGTGTCGGGTATCCATCAAATAATTTGCGTTGCTTCTGACGAGATAGATTGTAGAGTGCGAGCCTCTATGATTTGTTTGGGTGTGTACCTAGCGTCAGCGGTTATGTATCTTGTAACTATAGGCTTCCCTAGTCCAACACACTACGGGTGGTTCTTATTTATAATAGCTGCTTTCGGTAGTATGTCCAGATTATCGAGAGAAAAAATATATAAAAACAAAAATGGATAACATCACGCAAATTGTTATTACGCTCGCAACCGTACTAGGCTCCGCTGGGGTCTGGAAGTTCTTTGAAGCTAGGCTTAAAATAAAGGCTGAGCAAAGAGAAAACGAAACCAATAATAGCGACACGATTCAATATCGTGACGATTTAAAGAATAGGGTTCGTAACCTCGAGAACTTATTAGAGGATTCATCTGATGAAAAGGATGAGTTGCGAAGTCAAATATTAAAGCTAACAGAGGAAGTATCTGCGTTAAGGATTAAAGTTGAATTTCTTGAAAAGGAGAATGAAAGACTCAAGCTCAAATAACTTTAAGTGTGTCAGTCAAGCGGCTGGCAAGAAAAAATGCCTTAAACAGTGCCGCCTTTGTAAGGAGCATTACGGTGGCAAAGCCAAAACAAAATAATTGGTCTAATCTATTAGTCAACATTGTGGGACACGAGCCACCCCCTGACTCGTTAGACCTGCGTAATTCTTTTATCGAAAACTGTTTAGCTGACCAAGATGGGTTCAAGGTTACCCAAGCCGAGATTCATCATACGATGCAGAAGGGCATCTACGATTGGGAGCAGCAAGCCTTATCCATGAACGCTCGCCTTAATGGGTTGATTCGTGCACCCTATAACACTGGTAAGTCCCAACAAGTTCCCATTGGCTTGTCAGCCTATATGACCACCCGAAAGCACGAGCTAGAAACCCTAATAGTATCGGCAGACGGTGGTATCTCAACCAAGAGGATATTGTCCCTAAGAGCCTTGTTTCAGAGTGATATGTACCGCTACTGGTGCAGAGAACATAACTTCAACCCTGTTGAGTTTGACAGAACCGACACAGGCTCTACGCAGCGCATCATCGTTAAGAGCCGTAACCGTACTGGTAACCCTACTTATGAGGCGTATGCCGTCCTCACGCAAACGACAGGTCAACGTGCTGGTGTCCTGATTCTTGATGATGTGTGCAACGATGAAGATAGAATATCTACGGCTAGAAGAGAAACCGTATGGAACAAAGTATCGAACACTTGGATTAAGCGTGTACACGATAAAGGTATTGTTTTAAGTGTGTGTACACCATACCATCCTAATGACGCTAACAGCAGACTTATGAAATCAGGCATCTTTAACGTACTACAAATATCGGTAAAAGAAGATAAGACTGGTTACATGGTTGAGGAGTGGAACAACTTTGAAAAATAAGACGTGTAATACTTGTCACATCTCTAAGCCTCTATCTGAGTTTAATAGAGACAGTCACGCATCGGATGGTCGCAGGAGCCGTTGTAGTAAGTGTAGAAACAAATCACGAAGAGAAACAGAAAAGAAAAAATATACCTACAAAGTATTTAGAGGGATGGTCTACTGTGTTGAATGTGAAGGTTTTTATAAGATAGGGGTAACATCGTATGGTATTCGTAAACGACTTCAATCAATACAAACAGGCAACCCATTTGAGGTAAAAATTGTTTGGGTCAAGCGCACGAATAACGTAGGTAAATACGAGCGTATGCTTCACCAACAGCTAAAAGACAGCCACGTAAGGGGTGAGTGGTATGCTATTCCAAATGTACTAGCCAAAGAACTTAAACATATAGTAACACACGATGAAGAAAGCTAAAGTAATAATGTACGCTCGTTTTGGGGTGAACGTAGAACAAGATGAGATAGACTACATAAAAACAAAGATGGATGAGTTTTTAGAAATGATAGAGGCTGAACTTGTTGGTCAGAAGTGGGAGATACTGGCGAAGAATCAAAGTTCTAAGGCGATACACGAAATTATAAAAGAATGCAGTAAAAATGGATGGGCAATCCTGACATACGACCTTAAAACATTACACCAGCACCATTCAGGTGCAATGTCCTTAATAGCAGAGGGTGACGATGTCGGTGTGCCTGTCTATTTCATTGATGGGGGCGCTGTAATGCAAACATTATTTAGTAGGATATGAGAGAACCAGATAAGGTCTGGGACATTCCCCTATGGGAAACCAATCACAGTAAACAACGGCTACTCCAAGAAGAGGCGATGGACTTTCTGTCGTATAAACTTGGGTATGAAATGAGCGAGGAAACAGATGACCCAACGAGAAAGGCTTATAAACACTTTGACGGATACAATCACTACCCTGATGGGAATCTTACGGCTCTTGATTACGATAGTGGGCATCCTGTCTGGCTTTGTGCTGATTTCAACAGGTCTCCTCATTGCTGGGCTTTGCTCCAAGTTAAAAAAGCTCGTAATGGTCTCAAGCAGTATATTATTTTCGATGAAATCTTCTCCAAAGAGGCTCTAACCACTGAGCAAGCCCTAAAAGCGGTAGAATTACTGAGAAAATGGGGTATTTCGAAGGTTTTATTAGCTGGAGACAACACTTCCAACCAAAAAAGTGGCAATTATGGTCGTGTAGGCAAAAATGATTGGGATTATGTTAGAGAAGTGTTTGAGGAGAACGATATTTTGTATAAAAACGAGCTAGACATCCAGAATCCTAAAAGAAAGGTGCGTGTAGACAAGGTAAATAACGTAATTTACGCTGGAACCAATGGGGAGCGTAGATTGCTTGTAAACACACGCTGCGAACACGTCATAAAGGATTATATGTACTCCATTGTGAACGATAAAGGGCTAAAAATAGACAATGGGGATAGGGGACATATGTCCGATGCAACAGATTACGCTATCTGGCGTAATGAGCGTGGCAGTAATGCCCCTATGTACGTGCTCCGCTAACTTCTTTTTATGGCTTTAGCTCGTTTACCCATACCAACCCGTCTTTTTTCACGCACTGCTTTCTTGCCCTCGCCACGTTTACGCAGTTCTTGCCACGTTACTGGGGTCTTAGAGGAAACCTTAACGGTGGGTCGACATTTCTTTACGCCTTTGAACTTGGCAGAGCCACAAGCCTGTCCGTCTTGGGTCTTCCATTTCTCCTTCATCCATCGGGCTACGCCAGTCTTACCTGACTTCTTTCCTTTGTACGTTCCACCCCTTTTCTTGTATTCCTTTACTATCCACGCAGAAGCATACGCACTAGGGAATATCTTGAACTTACGTTTAGCCTCAGATTTAACTCGGCTGTATAGGGCTGGTTTTGCTGGAGTATTTGCCATAATTGCGTCAAACTTATGGCTGAATTACACTAAAATTCAATACCTTACTTTAGTATTGAATCTTTATGGAATATACGTATATTTTTGACACCATGAGTAGCAAAAAAGACCCAAAACTTACAAGGTACGGAGTAAGTGGCTATAACAAGCCTAAAAGGACTCCGAGTCATCCTACTAAGTCTCATATTGTAGTAGCAAAAGTGGGCAACAAAGTAAAGGTCATACGCTTTGGTCAACAGGGTGTATCAGGTGCGGGCAAGAATCCTAAGACTAAAGCTGCAAAAGCTAGACGCAAATCCTTCAAGGCTAGACACGCAAAAAACATAGCTAAAGGACGTATGTCAGCAGCATATTGGGCGGATAAAGTAAAATGGTAACGTTATGCCTCTTCAGCGTGGTTCTTCACCAAATATTATTCAGCAAAACATTCGACAACTTATCAAAGAGGGTTATACGAAGCAACAAGCTATCGCTATAGCCCTACAATACTCAAGAAAGTAATGATAGACACCTCAAAGTTATATTCCGTATCCAAAGACGCTGTCGAAGACATCGTAATGAAAGAAACTCGTCACCCGTATTATAGCGTGGTTCTTGACCGAGCTAAAATCATGAACAGTTGGTTCCAAGCGGAGTATGACGAATACACAGCCATTTCTAGCACGGTCTTTTCTGATAAGTCTTATATCATTGACCAGAGCAGCATTGAGTCGGATGAAGAATACAGAGAGCGTTTAGGTCGAATGAAGCTGTTCCCACTGGAGCAGAAGTTCTTCTCGGCACAACAGCGCATTTATGATGAGAACAACGTCAACCGAATGTACCCCGACAATAAGGATTTTTGGAAGTGGAAGGAAACGAATTTTGATGATGCAGGGTGTTCCATCACCGAGTTTTACCGAGACAAGGTTCTATTCGTAAAAGAGGTTTTGGGGTTTGGTGCAGTAGTAACCGACCTTATGATAGATGGTAACGGAAACCCTGTTACCGACACAGACGGCAACGTAGTTCCTTACAACTTTGTTGTGCGTCCCCACGAAATATGGAACTTTCAAGTGAAGCAAGGCGCTCTCACGTTGCTTGTTACTAGGCAAATGTATTATGACCTAGACAACGTTAAGAAGCATAAGTGGACTGCCTACACACCTGAGTACATCTGCGTGTACATCGAAGAGAACGGGAAGAAACAAAAGACTCTGGAAATACCTAATCCATTCGGAGAGGTTCCAGCCACGCTACTCAAGGGTCAGACGGATGCTAACAGTTCATTCATTGTAGGTAAACCCCGTAGATATTCCCTTAAGGGTATGTACCTAGCCTCTTCTGAGTTGTTCTATGACCTAAAGAAAGGTTCTGAACTGTTCGGGCATCCTATTCCTGTTCTCACAGATTCCATTGTTCGAAGTCTAGCTGGTGTAGCTGATGATGACCAATACGACTCTCGTACCATCAAAGAGGGTGTGGGTATGGCTATCATCATTCCTGATGACCAGCAAATACCTAGTAACATGTTGTACCAAGCGGATATGCAGGGTCTTCAGCACCTTAGAGACGTAATTTTTGGTGATTTGATGTCGCTCATCTTCTCTATGGCTCAGGTTCGGGACAAGTCCATTGTTAAGAGCAATGTATCGGGCTCCGCTAAGAGGTTCGATAACGTAGAAGAACAAGGGTTGCTAGCGTCTACCGCTATGGACATGGAGATGATAGAGATGCAGGTGCTTAGAAGAATGGCTAAGGTTCGTGATGAGGACTACGAAGGATACGGTGTAACCTATTCGAAACATTATGACTTGTCTAGTGCGGATGAGATATTCCAAGATATTACAGAAGGAATGCAGTACCACGCAATGTCTCTACCTCTCATTAAGAAGTTGACCAGTGAATATATGCGCAAGCGTTCCATGCCTCAAGAGGATATTGAAGAAGTAATGCAACATTTTGATGATTATGGTATGCCCAAAACGGCTACTGACTTAAGGAATTTAGTGGATATTCTTCCACAAGAAGAACTTCAACGCCAAGCACAAGTTGGTATTGAAACACAAAGCGAGCAATAATTAACTTATAATCACATTATGAGCGAACAAAACATAGAGCAAGCTGATGCTCCTGAATCAGCAGTAGAGGAGACAACCTCACAAAACACCGTACAAACACAACCAGAATTCGACAAAGACAAGTTCTTTCGTGGTGCATACAACGAAGGAAAAAGTAAGGTCGAAAAGGACGTTGTAGGAAAGTTCTCTGAATTACTGGGAAATAACGTTGAGTCATTGGATGATGCTTTTTCGCTAATCCAACAGACGCTTCAACCCAAGCAAGAAGAGAAGGGTGAGTCTGAAAAGTTGCGTGAGCTATTGCAACAGTACCAGCAAGAAGCTGAGTCTGCAAAAGAGCAACTCATGATGACTCAAATGGAGAATCGCATAAACACTGAGTTTCAATCAGCGTTTGGTGCACTCCAACAAGATAATGAACTGACTTTACGCCAAGACTATGTAGAACAACTGTTCTATAACGAGTACGAGATAGAAGAGTCTAATGGGGAGTTCTATGCCGTTAAAGACGGTGTTCCTGACCTAGACGAACAAGGCAACAGAAAGTCAGTGGCTAACTCACTCGTTGAGTTTGCTAAACAATTTGCGAAGCCCAAGAAAGTGGGCGCTGGCGGAGCAACTGGTGGTACTCCAGCTAGTAGTGAAAGACCTAGTCGAGCAGAGTTTCAAGAACTTGTGCGCTCGTCTAATCCAGCAGACCGTGCTAAGGCTGAGGAGTTATTTACTCTCTCAAGAGTCGCAGGCGGTTGGGCTGAACAAGCGTAAATCCATCTTTTATGGTTAGGCAAAACCTTAATTGTCATGTTCTGGTCATAGCGACCCAAAAGCTAAAATATAACATTATACCTATAATTTAACTTTTATAAAGACATGGCAATTAATAGCAATTTCAATATATACGAACCAGAGGCGTTTGTAGAGGTAGCTCTAGCTAACCAATATCCAGACCGACCAATGGTATCTAAAGCCGTTACTAACGTAGCTGGCGCATCTATCGAAGGACTCGTTGCAGCTCGTAACAAGTCTGTAAACATCACTCGTGCGGTAAAGCCTAGTGGTTCCCCTTCTTCTTACGCAGGTTCTTATAGTCTAGGAACTCCTGACGCTAGCGAAGAAACCTTAACTATCAACAAGCACTACTATGCTGGTTTCAGCATCGACAAGGCTGACCAGAAGTTTGCGCTTCCTGACTTAGTACAACAGCACTTTGTACCAAGACTACACCAGCTTATTGACCAAATCAATAGTGACGTGAAAGTTGAGGCTCGTAAGGCTTTTGAAGTAGCTTTCGCTGACAACAACACGGATTCTACTGTAATGGACGACAATGACCTTGCAGAAGCTCGTAGAATTATGGCTTCTCGTAAGTTCACTACGGATAACCTAATGATGGTTATTGACCCATTCGTAGAGAAAGACTTGACTACCCTAAACATCTTCCAACAAGCTAACACTCGTGGAGATGCTGGTATTCAGTTAGGTGGAGCTATGGCTCGTGCGTATGGTTTCGACTTCTTCGTAGACAACGAAGGTTCTAGCCACACTGTTGCTACTGTAACTGATGCTGTTATAGCTGCTGCCGAAGCTGTAGGACAAACTGAGCTAACTATCGACAATGGTAGTGGTTCTGCTGCAACTGTATCTTTAGCTGAGGGTGACATCGTTACTTTCGGTTCTGCTAAAGGTACTGATGACTTCTACACTGTTCAGTCTCAAACTGGAACTGTATTGACTATTAAAGAGCCATTACGTGCTGCTCTTGCTAATAACGATACTATCAACCCAGTTGATATTGCTTCAGGCGACACTGGTCGTGAGCAGTTCTTCTACGACCCATCTGCCCTTGCCTTAGTAACTGCTGTAATGCCTTCAGTGGATAGCGGTTCAGGTTCAGGCGTGCGTAGAGCTGCTGGTTTCGAGCCAATGAACAACGTAAACTACACATTGACTATTGAAGAAACCAAGTCAGGTGCTGACGTACTTATCGAAGTTCTTTACGGAGCTAAAGTATTCAGACCAGACCTAGGTGGACGATACATTCGTGGTAACGTAGCTAAGGCGTAAGCCCTAGTAACTAATTAAAAGGGGTGTGGCTCTTCGGGGTCACCCCCTATTTTTTAACTACACATAAAACAAGATTCATGGCGTTTAGCGACTTAACACTTACTAGAAACAATATTGATGCACTAGAAGAGCTAACGTTTAAAGGCGTTAATGTCACTACGGGCACGACAACGCTCAATCTATCAGAGAAGGATAACCTAATACTAGGTAAAGCAATTAAGCTCCTTAAAACGGATATTCTTGAGAATTTACGGGAATATATAAACGATTCTACG